GCACATTATTCAGTTCAATCATTATCGTGTAATGAAATAATAACCCCAAAAAATGGCTAAACAGAGTTTAAAACTTGAAAAAGTAGGCGAGCGCATCTATATGTCGAGAGTAGGTGGCGCGATTGTGCAATTTACAAGCAAGCGCAAATCGTTTGAAACGGGGCTGGTCAACACCGTTCGGGTAGGGACTGCCAGTGCCGAAATTATGTACAATGGCAGAAATAATAACCTGCCGCAAGAGCGGGAACGCATGATTCAGAAAAATGCGTACTTGCCTAATCTGCACATTGTGCAGCGCAATTTGCTGCTGGGTGATGAGTTTATTGCTTTTAAGAAAATTAGAGAGGGTGGTGTGACACGGATAGAAGAGGTGGACTTTCCGAAGAAATTGACGGACAAATTTTCACTTGATTTTATCAACAGCATCAATGAAGACATTGCAAATGAGTATGTCAAGCACTCGCAAGCTATCCCTCAGTTTTTGTGGAAAAAAGACAATACCATTATTGAAAGCGGCATCAAAGTATTGCGGAACACGGATATGCGTGCCGAACGGCAAAACGCCGATGATGGCATCATTAAAAACTGGTATTGGTCAAACTCATGGGTGAGTAAAACGGAGCTTTTGAAAAAGCCTATCCTGAAAAAGATACCCGTAGTGGATAGGGCTTTGCTCAAAAACAAGGATGATAAGGCGAAATGGAAGCAAGGGAGTTTTGTGTATCCTATTCAGGATATGTTGCACAATGATGGTTATTACGCCATCCCTGCCGTGGATGGCGTGCGGGATGCCGTGGAGTTGGGCAATTGCGTGTGGTTATTCCATGAATCGAATATCCGAAACGGATATAATCTAAGGTGGCACATTGAGATACCAGAGGATTATTTCTACGATTACGAATCGGTTGAAAAGGGTAAAATATCGGAAGATGACGCGGCAACCAAGGCGACAAGCGACGAAGAAGATTTTATTGAAAAAATGAATGGCTTCTTGGCAGGCTTAGAAAACGCCGGTCGGGCGGTCTATACCAAACGCCGGGCATCGCTTGAAAAGGAATATCCGGGCATTGTGATAAAGGCTTTGGAGTACGATATGAAAGATGATGCGCTCCTGAAGCTGGAGCAAAGGGCTATGATTGCGACGCTCAGTAACCAAGGTGTGCCACCGATACTCGCATCAGTACAATTGCCTGAAGGTTTTGGCTCAGGCTCTCAAGTGCGCAATGTGCTTTATATGTATCAAATCATTCAGATGCCGTTCATGCGCTCTAAAATATTCAGCTGGTTGAATATTTTAAAAGATACTGAGGGGTTGCCTGCGGACATTTTTTACGGCGCAAAAGATAGGGAGATAACGACCTTGGATGTGAATCCAACGGGTCAACAACCCGCGAATGTAAGTAATTAAAAAAACTTTAAAATATGGAAAAACTAAGCTTTGGAAAAGCTTTGGAAGCTTTAAAAAATGGTAAAAAGATTACTCGTGAGAGTAATAAAGGTATGTTTTTATTTAAAACTACGGGTAGAGTTATTCCTTTAGAAGAATTTGGTAAGTTCAAAAATGGAAATTCTGAAGCTATTGAATTAGCTATTGAATTAGGCATTCACAAGGGAAATGAAGTTGTTATTAATGACCATATTAACATGGTTGCATGTGATGGCTCTATTGTAGTTGGTTGGCAACCTTCGGAATCAGCTATAATGGCAGAGGATTGGATTATTTTAGAATAAAATGAATAAAGAAATTTTTAAAAAAAGGCTCTCTCAATACGCCTCTACTGAGGGGTGTATTGAGAGCTTGGTAGAACGGTTGAAAAGGGAGGGTTTTAGCCGATTGAATGGGCTATTACTTGAAAAGGCTTTATCGAAATTGCCTACTCAAGCTGTTAAATTAAATACCCCTCTCCATAAGGAGTCCTTTGGACAGTATAAGCAGCCATCTATTATCCAAACCCAACAACCCATAACCGATAACCAACAACTATCACCGGGTGATATATTGGCTATTGATATGCGAAAGTTGATTGGTGAAAAGAATAAGCTGGCGAATACATTTTGGGACAATCAAAACAGCCCACAAAAATGTAAGGGTATTAGTATTCGGGTATTGGCAATGGAATCCGATATTGAAAGGATGCGAGAGCGGCTGAGATATTTTAATGAAAAGGGTCAAATGCCCGATGAGCCGCAAAAATTGAGCGATGCGGATAAACTTCCTGAAACGAAATACGAACTATCTAAAAAGATTAGCTCTATCCGGGTAATGATAGTTCAGGTTCAAGATGAACTTGAATTGGCAACCTTAAACGGCGACAAAAAGAAAGTAGATAATAGAGAGAAAAGGCTTGTAGAACTTAAAAACCTACGGGATGTCGCTGAAACTAAATTAAAAAATGCAATAGTATAACCCCAAAGAATATGGCTGAATCTTCAAAATTAGCCCAGCACTTTAAACCCGCCGAATTTGAAGCAGCTGATAGGCTCGAACGCTTATACATGCACCGATTAGATCCCGTCAATTGCCAGCTTGACGAAAGGGAACAAAAGCATTTCTTTCGGGTGCGTTATGCCATGATTTTGTCAATAAATGGAAAAAAAACATCTTCACAAATTATTTGGGAATTGCAACGGGACCTGGGCATAAAGCTCACCTCAGCGCGCACGCTCATCGCTCAATTACCGGTTGTGTATCCTGATATACTCGACAATGCCAGACAGTTGGAAAAAGAAGATGCTGTAATGAAGCTCCACCAAGTGATTGAAAGATGTGAGGTACGGGATACCACCTATGATGATGAGGTGATAGGCAAAACGACCCGCATCATTGCAGATATAAGAGCATGGGGTAAAGAAGACTTAGGCATCAAAAAAGGCGATATTATTCTACCACAACCAATGTGGACAGATGACCCCTCAGTATTGGAGCTTGACAATGGCACGGACGAGCCGGAGGATGCTGAATTTGAGGAATTGGACAATGATAACCCTAATAAAGTGATAGAAGATGGCGACGAAGAGGAAGATTAAGGTATCGTACTGGAATCCCAAACAAAAGCTCTTTTTAAAGGCGAATCAGCCGCGTAAAATGATAATGGGCGGTCGTGGTATTGGCAAAACCACGCTCGATGCGGGTGAATATCAGAAAAGAGCGCATTATATGCCAAAATCAAAATCCTTCCTGATTGCGGCGACCTATAACCAATTGTTGACTAAAACCTTACCCGCAATTGAAACAAAACTCAAAGAATTTGGCTGGAAAGATGGGATTCATTATGTGATAGGCAAACGACCGCCCGCGCATTTTGAATCTTGCGTTGCTGAGCCACGCAAGTATGAAAATGTGCTTTCGGTGGTAAATGGCTATCGAGTAGAGTGCATTTCGATGGATAACCCCCAAACTGCCCGTGGCGGTTCGTTCCAAAGTGGCAGCGTTGATGAAGCTTTAAACCTCAAGCAAGAAGATTACACTCAAATCATTGTGCCATCCGTGCGCCCATCGGGTAGCGATAGATTTTTTAAAAATAAGCCATGTTTTAAACAGGTGTGTTTTTATACGTCTATCCCTCGCAAAATATCAGGTGATTGGCTTTTAAACTATGAAAAATGGGCGCAAACCGACCCCGAAAACTTCTTTTTTATAGAAGCCACAAGCTGGGATAATGTCGAAATACTTGGAGAGGATACCATTAAGATGTGGGAAAAGGAAATGCCTTACATCGAGTACCAAATAGAAGTAATGAATAGGCGGTTGAAGGTGGTGGATAGTGCCTATTACCACAAGTTCAACAGGGATACACACCTCTATAATGTCAAATACCTCTATGATATAGGTGAGAAGGGATGGGAAACAAAGTATGTCATTGACCCAAATTATAGAGAGGATGAGCTACTGGAGTGGACGTTAGACTTTGGGGGCTGGATTAATGTGGGCCTGGTATTCCAAGAGCGCAATAGATATGAGTATTGCCTCGATTATCTCTGGGTCAAAGATGATGAGGGCAAAGTAGATGAGCTGATAGATAAGTTCTGTGAACGCTATAAGAAGCATAAGCACAAGGTCGTGAGGCTATGGGGTGAGCGGATGGGCGTTGCTAAGAACGCTATTGTTAAAGGTAACATTTATGAATACATGGCATCCAAGCTAAGAGCCAAAGGCTGGGAGGCGATTCCCAAAGCTAAAATAGATAATACCAAAGACCAAAAGATTAGATACACTATCATTAATGATTTCTATAATGAGCGAGAGGGGCGCAATGCAGCTCTGCCCCGCATTCGTATCAATGAGGTAACATGCAAGGATTTTATTATTGCCATTGAAACTACTAATACATTCAATAATAATGAAAAGGATAAGAGCAAAGAGAAGGATAGGGCTTTCCCTCAAGAGTTAGTTACGCACTGTACAGATGCGAAGGATTACTACTTGCTTCAAAAGTATTCATTAAGATTAGGTGGCAAACCCATGAGGGGTGGCAGCGTTGTATTTAGCTGACTTCATATA